ACGCAGTTACGGCAGACATGAACGTAGGGTACGGTAGCTTGATATACCCAGAGTTGGAAACGAGCGTAGCTCACGCGTACGGGGAGAAGGAGATCTCCTTTAAGGTGGGTTACCTAACGGGTGGGCAGCAGATTGACTACACGCTGATGAACTTTTCTAACACTACCGTCTACTTCAGCGACCTACCGAACAGGTACTATAAGGTGTTGTTTAAGATTAGCAATAAGTTATACTTGAGCGAGCCCGTTGACCGGGATATCCCCGCTGGTACAAAGATAGTCATCGTTAGTAAGAAGTACGTTCCAACGCTCAAGGCGAGTGTTTCAAGGGGTTCAGACACGCTTCTCTTCACCGACTACCCGAGGTTTTCTAAGGGTACTGAGTTAGTTAAAAATGCTATGATCTCCTTTGTCTCCGACACCGTAGCGATGGTAAAGAGTGGATCGACTGTAGACTACATGGGGACAGCCGTAGACTTAAACTATTTGGTTAGGGTAACTCAAGTTTACGTTGACAAGAGTAGAGTTTTTGAGGAGAATTTAGACTACAGGCTAGTAAACGACGGGAAGGTTATAGAGTGGACGTCAGTGGGAAGGTCAAAGATAACACCCAACACAAAGTTTTACGTTGACATTGTTAGGAAAGTCGTTAACGTTTCCGACACCGATCTTGTCTACTACGTTAAACACGTAGACAAGAAAAAAGCTATAATTACACCGACTACGGCTGTTAGCATGGATGAGCTAACAACGTTTGACTACACGACTGAGACTTACATTCTACTGCCCAACGAGATTGCTGACGTGGGTAACGTTAGCATTACCGTCGTGTAATAGGGAGCTGTGCCGATGGCGTTTCTATACTCCGTACTACCGGAGTACACTAAAAACAGTGACGTTTTAACAGACAGTAACGCTCGGGGTAGGGTAAAGTCTCTAGAAGAGTTTCTAAACACGGTCGACGAGGAAATATTCGACGTTGTAGCGGACTCGGTGAGAGAGATACTGTCGTTTGGATCCGTTTATGAGATAAGCGACGAGTACCTACCGTACTTAGCCTACTTGCTAGGCTACAAGTGGAACTACAGCTTAGACTTAAGCATACAGAGAAACCTGCTGGCTAACATACTAAGGTTGTACAAGAGAAAGGGAACTAAGTTTTCGTTTAACTTTAGCTTGTACAACCTGGACCCGTCAATATCTTTGTACGAGCCGTATAAGGACATTTTTATACTGAATAAGTCTGGTTTTGACGAGTTTGACTACGAGAGCTACCCTAGCTTTACTCTGAAAGCGCCGGTGCGCGCAGCTACCGTAGGGAGTATAGAACTAAGTGGGATACAGGTAGTAGACGGCGTAAGGGTTAAGAGCGGAGACAGAGTGTTAGTTAAAAACCAGAGTGACCCTACGGAAAACGGCGTGTACACCGCCGGGGAGAGTAGCTGGGTTAGGTCGGAAGACGCTGACGCGGAGTCGGAGTTGCTGTACTCCCTGTACTACGTAGAAGAGGGGTTAGTCAACAAGAACAAGGGGTGGGTATGTACAGGCGCGGATTTAACTAGCGGTGTAGTCTTTGAGAGGCTTAAGTTTAAGGGAGTGAAAAAATACCACCTGTCTAGTAGGAATTACTACTCTTGGGGGATCCTAGTATTAAGCCTGAGTAGCTTATACCCCGAAACCTACGACTTGCTAGCAATGGTTAAGCCAGCGGGTTGGAAGGCAATAGTAGAACTGCAGCACAAGCTGTACTACAGCTGGCACTATAAAGTGGAGGATACCGCAAGAAGCAACTATATTAGTACCGTAAACTTGACGGGTGTAAGTCCCGAAGTAGACAAAGACTACTACAGCAGCTTTATAAACTCTATTCACTACTACGATCTAAGAACGCTGTACAGTATAACGTTTGCGGGTAGCACGTTTAGTCTGGGTGGTAGCTACCACAGCAGCTTGCTTAACGGTACAACGCTAAACGACATAGGGTTTTACAACCTGTACTACGAAACCGAGAGCAGCAGCTACACTTTGCTAAGGTACCCAGCGCAGTATTCGTACCACTCTAACACCCAGCCTAGCTGGTGGTAGAGTTATAAAAGTATTTTTTTGTATTTTTTAATTTGAAATTAATCATATAACAATCTTGGGGGAGTACTTAATGGTTGCAAACATATCCCCCGCAGTATCTCCGTATATTGCGAGGACGAAAAAGGCTATCGAATTTTTCGAGGCGAACGAAGACAAGACTCAACAGACTGGGCTAATGATGTGTATCGCCGGCGGACCGGGAAACGAGACAGACTGGCCTAGCGGACCCCCGCTACCGACGCTGGACACGACTCAGCTGACTTACGTGAAGGGTTTTAAGAGATACAACGAGATGTACTTTGTTGTACCGAGTACGTACGGAACCTTAAACATAGGCAACATTAGCTGGCTGAAGGTAGACTTGATAGACCCGCCGGACCCAAACGTGTGGATGTCTAGGTACCTAAACGTGATAAACCAGCAGTCTCGGTGGCTGTTTGTCAGCGCGCTGCTGGGTGCGGGTGAGGCGGACACCGCGGCTTACAAGCAGGTGGGGCTGTACAGCAATCTTAAGGTACTCGGTGACTACAACAAGGACTTCTTTACGCCAGATGAGATTTCGAAAACGGGAACCGACGTTTCAAACTATAAGTACGACGGGATACTGGAGCTGTACCAGAATAAGGAAAACTTAGTGTCTAGGTCAAGCGACTTGATAGACTACTTCGCTTGGGTCTTAGAATTCTAAAGGGTGGTTGTGTGAATGCCTATACCGGTTAAAAACTTGAACATGGCTCCGTACTACGACACCACGGAGCAAGAGTTAGCAAAGGGTTACTCTAAGTACCTAGCCGTTGAGGGTCAAGTCTTACAGAACAGGGAACTCAACGTTGCACAGGGGCTGATTCTAGGCAACGTTAAGAGAATAACTGACTTAATGATAGACGACGGGTCCGTTGTCTCCGGGTGTAACTTTGTAAACAACAAGGAGAAGAAGATCTGCATTCTAGAGCCCGGAGAGGTGTACTTCAACGGTTTGCTAATTAAGGTACCGTACACCGAGTGGTCGTACGCGTCGGTACCCTTAGGGATGGTCTACGTGTGCTTGGAAGTTTTACCGTACGTGTACACTGAAAGTGACGACCCGTCGCTGTACGACCCGGCCGAAAACATAGAGAACTCCGGAGTTAGGGGCGGGCACAGGCTAAAGTACGAGGCAACCCCGCTGATTAAGACCGTAGCGGAGTTTGAGGCTGACGCTGAGTCGAACAGAAACATAATCGCTATAATTAAGCTAAGGGATAGGGACACGTTTGGTCCGATCAAGCCTACACCCATCTTCGGTAAGATTTACAAGCAGATGGCCGAGCGTACGTACGACGCGTCGGGAGACTTTATAGCGCGGGGTCTCAAAGTTAGTGCTCAAGTAAGCGACTACCCGGAGTACAAGTACAAGTTGGAGGTGTCGGAGGGGCGAGCGTACGTAAAGGGATTTAACTACACTTACAACAAGCCACAGTATTTTTTAGAGGACTTAGCTTTAGTCGTACGCTCCAACGAAGACTTACCGGAGACTAAGAGTTTTATCACCGGCGTAAGGTCTTACACGCTGAATAGAAAGTATATTAAGGCTGTCACAGACGTTAACTCGTTTATTAAGATTTCCAACATTGACATGACCGGGTTCTCGCACAACGTTCTGACCGCACTCGCTGCCGAGCCGTACAAGATGGCGATTAGTAGAGTAGCGATAGCAAGCGTTGTAGTCAATGGTTACAGTACCGCTGACTACACGTTTAACCCTGCGACAAACATCATAGTATGGAACATTTCGTCACCACCCTCTTCATACACCGTAAACGCGGACGTAAACGCGGACTTAGTGGAGAACGAAGACTACTACATAACAAAGAGTGAAGACACTAGTATTATAAACTTTAAGACTACAAACATGGTAAGGGACGACACGCAAACGTTCTCAGTAACGTACAGCTGGTTCTTGTCCCGCTACGACTTAGTTTACATTAAGGAAGACGGTTGTATCGCTGTAAAAACTGGGATCCCAAATGAGTTAGAGTTAATCAAGCAGCCTAACGTTCCAGTCGGTACCCTACCCTTAGCGTACGTAAGAGTTGAGCCTGGTATATCACCCGAAAAGTTTGTCGTTGAAAGCTTTAACATATACAGCGTTCCGACAATCCAACTGCAGACGATGAAGAGAAAGATAAGCGACTTTGAGTACAACTTTGCTATGACTGAGTTAGAGCAGATTGCGCAGAGTAAGCACACGGAGTCGGACGATTTGTACAAGCTAAAGAATATATTCGCTGATGGTGTAACGGGGTACAGTAAGCTAGATCTGGACAACAGGCAGTTTGACGCGACCGTTGACGTTTTCAGGTCTGAAGTTAGGCTACCCATGATCATTGACCAAGTAAACGCTAGCGACGTTAGCTTTAGGAACGCGGATGGGACGGTTACCGCGGAGGAAATTCTACACCTTGACATAAGCTCGCACAAAGTAGCCGACTTTCAGCCGTACATTACTCACAACATCGACATAGCCCCGTTTTACTACAAGGGGCTGGTGCCTAAGATTGTGTGTGACCCTAAGAAGCTAAAGCACATAGAGGACTCCGTGACTGACAAAGTTATATGGCTACCGAATAGAGTTATATACTCTAGCAGGACCGTTAACCGCTGGTCTACTAGAACTGGTTCTCAAGCTGGAACTCGAACAGTTACAACGTCGGTCAGGGAGTCAACGATTGTCGGTGAAGAGATCGTTGAGACTAAAAAGCAGGAGATAGACTTAGTTCCGCAGCCGTACATAAAAGCGGGTTCTATTTTAAAAGTAATCGGGGATGATTTTCCACCCGATACTGAAATAAGGCTGTACTTAGACGAAAAAGTTATAACTCCGGAGTTTAGTGACCCAGAGCACAGTGACGCCACGGACGTGAGTTTAGACACGCTGGAGTATACTACTGAGACGAGTTTTTGGAAAACTTCTACGTGGAAGTGGGGAAAGCAGTGGTGGAACGGAAAGTGGTACTGGAGATTCTGGCCACCCAGCTACGGTGACAAGGGAGTGTCGCTATACTACGACGAGTCTGACGGCAACTGGTACTGGGAGAAGAGTGGTTTCGGTACTCTGATAGACGGAAGCGGTAAGCTGACTGACGTTCCAGACTGGGTAAAGTGGTTAAGGAGATCCCCGTGGTGGACTTACTACTACAACCAGCTGGCCGAGGGTGCGTACAAAGAAATATTTAACTATATAAATACTAGGGAAGCGTTGACGCAGTTTGAATACGCTACCGGTTTTGAGGAGTCTAACGTTACTGTAGTTACTGATTGGAACGGACACTTTGCCGTAGAGATTAAGATTCCTGAAAACACGCCGGTTGGAAAGCACACCGTCGTTGCAGAGAGTGTGTTTCCTGAAAAGCTTAACCCTAGTAGGTATTTTTACGCTTTCGACGAGTTTACGGGAGAGTCATACATACGACACTGGGTAAACGAGATATACATGAGGAAGGTAGAGAGAGTAGAGGAGACTATCTACGTAGAGAGAATTACTACGGTTTCAAGGAACGGTGGTTCAGATCCCGTTGCACAGTCGTTTTCCTTCAGCGATGATTTATTCTTAACTGGGATTGACGTTTACTTCTCTCACGTATCGGTTGACCCAACCGCTAGAGTTTGGTTTAACATTAGAGAGACACTCAACGGTTACCCGTCAAACCAAGTTATCTACCGTAAGGATATTAGTATCAGTGATATTAACACTCCTACTACTACAAACCCGTTTCCCGCTACGCACATAGCCTTTGACTACCCGGTGTACTGCGCGGCTGGAAAAGAATACGCGTTTACTATAGGGTGTAACGTAGACGGTTTTCGGATATTCTACGCGAAGATGGGTAACCGCGACTTGGTTACGAACGAACCTGTAGTCTACCAACCGCACTCAAGCGGGGTTATGTTTGTGTCCTCAAACAACCGCACTTGGACACCGGTACAGGACTCCGACATCGCTTACACGCTGTACAGGGCGGACTTTGACACTAGCGGTAAAACTTACTACGTGTACTTTGTCAACGAGAGCTGCGACAACACGGCGAACAACTTTAAGATATTAAACGTATCGATAGGAGACGTTGTCTTGGAAAACACCGACGTACTGTATGAGTACACTATATCCGCCACGGAACCTACAGCCTTTGACCCTGAGAGTGAGAAGTGGCAGGAGTTAAACATTGAGGAGATGTACGAGGTACCCACGTCTGACACGATGAAGCTGTACCTTAAGGTAACGCTGTCTAGCAGTGACTCAAAGGTTACTCCGGTTGTCAACACTAGCACGCTCGACGCTTTCTTTGCTAAGTACAAGACAGTGGGCTCGTACATTCTAGTTCCACTAAACATAGAATAGGGTGATAGTATGGCCTTTAACATTTTCTTTAAGAAGGGACGCTTGATTTGGGACGAGTACGTTCCGTCGATTCTAAGGAGCGACTCACTGACACCGAGTGTTAGCTTCGACAAGGGTTACTCTTGGATGAGTTTAGCTACTCAGGCTGCGAGCCTAAGGGAGGGTAGCGTTGTACACGGGGGGAATATAAAGGATCTAGGCAAC